ACTGTGCTGCACGTCCACGACGAGATCGTGCTGGAAGTCGAAGCCGCGCAAGCCGACGCCGCTGCCGTGGCGCTAGTAAAAACTATGTGTACGCCGCCCATGTGGGCCGCAGGACTGCCGCTGAACGCGGAAGTCGCGGTCATGACCCGATACGGAAAATAGGAAGGAATCGCGATGAGTGAGGATCGCACTAAATTTCTCGAATACGTCACCAAACTGTCCACCGAGACAGGCGAAACGGCGCTGCTGTTGCGTCAGAAGCCTGCGCTCGCTGACGGCCAGATGATCTACCACGGCGATGGCGTCCCCAAGGCGTCGTTCCCGGCGTTCTTGCCCGCCAAGGCCAACATCAAGCCGGGGGATGCTTGGTACGTCAACACGGGGTCGTTCATTGTTGAACGCTTTGCGGATGGCAAGCCGTCCGCGAAGTCAGAGAACGTCGAGTTTGTCCTGTTTATGATGCTGGACGACATTGGCACCAAGTCCAAGACGCCGCCGCTTGACCCGACATGGATCATGGAAACGTCGGACGGATCATTTCAGTGGGGCTACGCCTTTGCCAACCAGCCGACCAAGGCTGAGTTCACTGCGGCGATCACGGCCATCGCCGAGGCGGGCTACACCGACCCCGGCGCTACCAACGCCGTCCGCAACTGCCGCATCCCTGGCAGCGTCAACTTGAAGAAGGGCCGCAACAACTTTGAGGCGCGGCTGGTCGAGTTCCACCCCGAGCGCGAGTACGATTTGGACGACATCTGCGAGGCGCTGGGCGTCGAGCCGCCCGAGGCGGACACCGCCGAGATTAAGAGCATCAAGATACGCGACACCGGCCAAGACAACGTGCTGGCGTGGCTGTCGGATAACAACATGGTGCTGTCGCGGGTCAACAATGAGGGCTGGTGCAGCGTCATCTGTCCTAACCATGAGCAGCACACGGACGGCAGCATCGAAGGGCGCTACAAGCCTCTGGATCGGTCGTACTGCTGCTACCACGGTCATTGCCAAGACCTGACCAGCAGCGCGTTCCTAGAGTGGGTGTCAGCCAACGAGGGGCCGACCACCACGCCGGGGCTGCGGGACGAACTGATCGCCGAGCGCATGAAGCAGATGGCCGAGAAGATTTCGCCGACCACGGCGTATCCGGATCAGGCCGCAACCGTCGTCCGCGAGGTCGAGCGCAAGGAAGCTGGGCGGTTGGAAAAGAGCGAGTGGTTCGCCCGCTTCGCTTACGTCCAGTCCGATGACAGTTACTTCGACATGATGACGCGGCGTGAGGTGTCGCGCCCGGTGTTCAACGCGCTGTTCAGGCACGTTGACTGCCGGTCTGTCCACAACAACAAGCGGCAGATACCGGCGTCGAATTACTTCGACGAACGGCGGCAGGAGTTTGGAGCCAAGGCTCTGCTGGGCATGACCTACGCCGCGGGCGAGGATGTGCTGGTCGCCCGTGACGGGCTGGTCTACGGCAACCGCTGGATCAATATGCGTCCCGACATGGGTACCTACTTGCGGGTGTCAGACGACCAGATCGCGCCGTGGCTGGATCACTGCCGCAATCTGATACCAGACCCAAATTCCTTGGAACACGTCTGGAATGTGATGGCGCACAAAGTCCAGCACGCGAATGTCAAGATCAACCACGCCGTGCTGCACGGCGGCGACGAGGGCTGCGGCAAGGATACCCTGTGGGCACCGTTTCTGTGGGCTATTGGCGGGGTGCATCAGCACAACCGTTCGATCATGGAGACGGGTGAGATCAACAGCCAGTGGGGCTACAACCTAGAAGCCGAGGTAGTCATTCTGAACGAGTTGCGCGAGGCGGAGGCGCGGGAGCGCCGCGCGATGGCCAACAAGCTGAAGCCTATCATTGCCGCGCCGCCCGAGACGCTGGTCATCAACCGCAAGGGGCTGCACCCCTACGAGATGCTGAACCGGCTGCAAGTCATCGCGTTCTCGAACGACACGCTGCCGATCACGCTGCCGACGCAAGATCGCCGCTGGTTCTGCGTCTGGTCGCGCGCGTCGCGCATGAACCCAGACGACGCGCAGAAGCTGTACAAGTGGTACAAGAACGGCGGGTACGAACTGATCGCGGCGTGGATGTGGCAGCGCCAGGTTGAGGCGTTCAACCCCGCCGCCGCACCGCCGATCACCGAGTGGAAAATCAACATGGTCGAGCAGGGCATGAGCGTCGCCGAGAGTTTCTTGGTCGATATGATGCGCCAGCGGATCGGGCCGTTTGCGTCAGGCGTTGTTGGCGGGCCGTTCCATAAGCTGTGCGACCTGATGGCATCGCAGGGCCATGTTCCAGCGGGCGTGAAGGTGCCGCAGGCGGCGCTGTTGCACGCCTTCAAGGAGGCTGGCTGGGTCGATTGCGGGCGGTTGGCGTCGGTGGAGCACCAGACGAAACGGCACGTCATCGCCGCGCCGGGTATGGCGGCGTCGATGTCCAAGTCGGCTTTGCGTCGCGCAGTCGAACCTGTTGCAGCGCACGACAAAAAGGTAGTAGGAATTCGGTAGCTGCGTATCCCCAATTAGCGCGGTTACCGATGAAACCCCCGGCGTGCCTCACTGCACGACGGGGGTTTCTTTTTGTGTGCGGCTTGCAACACATTGTTTGGCCTTGTAGGGTTACGCCATGACTGAGAAAGAAATTGAAGCCTACTTTGTGAAGCGCGTAAAGGCGCTGGGCGGGTACAGTTACAAGTTCCGCAGCATAACACTGCGCGGCGTGTCTGACCGCATCGCCTGCCTGCCGAATGGCGAGACATGGTTTGTCGAACTGAAGAAGCCCGGCGGGCGGTTGTCGCCGCTGCAAGAGGTGTTCGCCGAGCAGATGGAGGCGACGCAGCAGAACTATACCGTGCTGTGGTCGAAAGAGGATGTGGACTTGTGGGCAACATGAAAGTCTTGGTTGCTTGCGAATACAGCGGCACCGTGCGGGATGCGTTCCGCGCTGCGGGACATGACGCGCTGTCGTGCGATCTGCTGCCGACAGACGTGCCAGGGCCGCACTATCAAGGTGATGTTGCGGACATCATCAACGATGGCTGGGACTTGATGGTCGCGCATCCGCCATGCACCTACCTTTGTTCTAGCGGTTTGCATTGGAACAAGCGCCGCCCCGAGCGGGCGCAGATGACCGAAGATGCGTTGAAGTTTGTGCAGTTCTTGCTGGACGCTCCTATCCCCCGCATCGCACTAGAAAACCCCATTGGCTGCATCGGCACCCGCATCCGCAAGGCCGACCAGACGATCCAGCCGTGGCAGTTTGGCCACGACGCCAGCAAATCGACGTGCCTCTGGCTCAAGAATCTGCCGTTGCTGACGCCGACTGCCGTGGTCGAGCCGCGGATTGCCAACGGCAAGAAGCGGTGGGCGAATCAAACCGACAGCGGCCAGAACCGTTTGCCGCCAAGCGAAGACCGTTGGAAAATCCGCAGCGAAACATACGCTGGTATTGCTGCGGCGATGGTAGCCCAATGGGTCTGAAGCTGCGCCCCTACCAAGACGACGCGGCAGACTTCCTGTACGAGCGCGACCGCGCCATGATCCTAGCGCCGGTTGGCGCGGGCAAGACCGCGATCACGCTGACAGCCATGCAGGCGATGCTGGACGACGGCCTAGTCAAGCGGTGGTTGGTGGTCGCGCCCAAGCGCGTCTGCACCGACGTGTGGCCGGTCGAGGCACCGCTGTGGTCACGCATCACCCCGGCGCTGGCCGTGGGGACGCCCGCGCAGCGCAACGCCGCCCTGACCAGCGCCGCGTCTGTGGTCGTCACCAACTACGACAACCTCGACAAGCTGACCGACCTGTCGGGCTTTGACGGCATCGTGTTCGACGAACTGACGCGGCTGAAGAACCCCAGCGGCAAACGCTTCAAGGCGCTGGAGAAGCTGCTGGAGCCGGTCAAGGTGCGCTGGGGTCTGACCGGCTCGTTCACGTCGAACGGCCTAGAGGATGTCTTTGGTCAGTGCAAGATTATCGACCAGCCGCTGCTGGGCCGCGCCAAGGGCGCGTTCATGCAGCAGTATTTCATCTGCATCAACCGCGACTTCGGCCAGTGGGTGCCAGCACCCGGCGCGCTGGAGCAGGTGATGGCGCGGATCAAGCCCGCGACGTTCGTGCTAGACCCCGGCGACTACAAGGACAAACTGCCGCCGTGCAACGTCGTCGAGGTGCGCACCACGTTTGCGGATCGTGCGCCTTACGAGAAGATGAAGCGCGACTATGTGGTCAAGTTCGGCGATGACCGGGTGATAGCCCAGAACGCCGCGTCGGTGACGACCAAGCTGCAACAGATGGCGTCGGGGTTTGTCTACAACCGCGAGGCGGGCGACAAGTCGATTTGGTTCAGCGACCACAAGTTTGACCGGCTGGCCGAACTGCTGGACGAGAACCAGCGCGCCAACACCATCGTCGTCTACAACTACCAGGAAGAACTGGCCGAACTAAAACGCCGGTTTCCCCACGCCGCGACGATTGACGAGCCAGACGCCATCGCGCGCTGGAACGCGGGCAAGATCGAACTGCTACTAATCCACCCCAAGTCCGCAGGCCACGGCCTGAACCTACAGCACGGCGGTTGCCATATGGTGTTCGTGTCGCTGCCGTGGTCGCTGGAGTTGTACGAGCAGACAGTCGGGCGGCTACACCGCGGCGGGCAACCCCATGCGGTCTGGGTTTACGTCATGCTGACCGATAAAACGATTGACGAACGCATCTGGGCGTCGCTGCACGACAAGCGCGCCGTGTCAGACATAGCTATGGAGGAACTGAAGAATGATTAAGGTAGACTGGCGATCACTGGCGGCGACGCTGAACACGTTGTCCGAGGAGGAAGTGAAAGAATTGCTTGATATTGAGATGGAAGCGCAGCAGCGCCCGTCCATTGTCCGGCGTCTGCATCAGCGGTTTGCGATGCTGCGATCCGCGCGGGAACGTGCCGAACTGATGGCGAGGATCAGCGGATGAAACATTGCGAACATGGCCGGATTCCAGAAGACGGAAGTTTTTGCGGTATTTGCGGCGTAGGGTGGGATACATCCGACGCAGTAAACCCAGACCACTACAAGGTCGGCGGCATGGAGACGATTGACTACCTTCAGGCCAAGCTATCGCCGGAGGAGTTTGCGGGCTATTGCCGGGGCAACGCGCTAAAGTACCTTAGCCGCGCCGGTCACAAGGACGCTACGGCGCAGGAGATCGGCAAGGCTATTTGGTATCTGGAACGCTGGCGGGGCAGTCTTGCTCGCACACGCAAATGAAGCGGCTGTTGTGAATCTCAATCGCCGCTACCGTCTCCGGCGTGTCCTTAACGGTGTCGTACCCGATTGGACGAGCAATTGAGCAGTAGCTATTGACGGGCGCGGGCGCGGTCGAAACGGTTGCGCAACCGCTCATCGCGGGTAGGATCAGGCACAGCAACAGCCGCCTCGCCCAGTTCGATCTGGCGTTCCACAACATCTGCCGCTTCCTTTAGGGCTTCCTGCCGTCCCTGCTGCTTCCATCGCTCTTGATCGAAATAGGCAAACGCCCGTTCGATAAGCGACAGCAGGGACGACAGAAACTTAATCACTTGGCTTTTTCTGCCAAGACGATAGCGACCAGACCAGCAACGGCAGCGACAGCCGACGATGCAGCGGCGTAGAGGTCGCTGGAGACGCCGAGCGCCAACGCCAGACCGGACAGGCCAGCGTAGGTCGATGGCTCTTTAAGGCGCGTCAGAACGAAGTTTACGATAGACATATTAGGTTCCTTTCGGGTATTGCTTCCAAGGCAGTTCCCAGTGCGGGCCGTCCTTGAAAGTTCGCCAGTCACCGCCCCAAGTGAGCGGGACATTCTCGGCCACAGCAGCGGCCTTTACGATCTTGGCCAGCCGGTGATACAGGGGCCAGTCCCACGATACGCCATCGCCCACCATTGGTGCAAGATCGACGGCATGGCCGGTCAGGTGGCGGCTGTTCAGCGTCTTGGTGGCACCGTTCTTCATTAGCACCTTCTGCCGCTCTAACGTCCGCAGCCCTTCCAGTACCGTGAAGTCCAAGTCAGACACCGCCGCCGCACGCTTGACGACGCGCGCCAGGTCAGGGTGAACATCTTGCAAGCGTGATAGCGAGCGAGGTCCGAGGACGATGCTCATCACCCCATCTTCAGGATGATAGTCAGCAGCATCGCGATGATGAACCCGGCAACACCCATGCCGACGCCCTCAAGGCGTTTCAGCCTGGCGCACAGACCGTCGTAGCGCAGCGCACACACTTCCTCATGGGTCTGCAATCGCGCTTTCGTCTCGTCGATTTCGGCCATGTCAGCGCCTTATCTTGATTTGCGGTTCTTCAGCGTAAAGTTGGTTTTCATTTATGCCGCCCAACGCCAACGCGCGCGGTATGCCGCCCAACAGTGTACTCGGCATTTGATTAATTGCCGAACTAAAATAATTAGATGTGGGCATCATTTGAGCTAACCGAAGGGCTTCGGAGGGGTTTGCCAACCCCGGCGCTAACTGCCGCATCGTGTTGGCGTACAGTCTGTTTGCCAGCGCCTGTTCCGCTTGCGAAACAAGCCGACCACCGCCATATACGCCAGGGGCACCACCCAACATATTAGAAACGGCTTGCACCATGCGGTTAGCTGTCCCCGGCTTAAACGCTTCCTCAGTTCGCGCTGCTGCGCCCGCGGGTAGCCCGAGGCGTTGCGATGTAGATAGGCCTTCCAAACCAGTTTGCGCGACTGCGCGTGTTGCGCCGATCTGGCCTGACAGTTTTTGCGCGGCGGGCAAGTCTTTGCCGAAATACTCGACATTAATATCAAACCGCCCCGGCCCAAAGAAATCCGATACAAATTCCTCATCTTGGCCGCTCATCACTTTGTTGAGCCGCGCTTCCGGCAACTTCGTCAATCTGCGGCCAAAATCCTGCTGTTCAACCTTACGCATACCTTGCGAGAACGCAGCAAGATAGTCTTTCCACCCTTTGCCGCCTGCGGCTTCAATGGCATCGTCAATTAGCGGCTGCGCTTCGCCGATCAGTTTGGAAGTTCCTAGCCGGATAGTTTGCGGGTCAGAACCTTTCAAGGTGTTGGCAACAAACTGGCCCATTTCGCGGCGGGCCAAGTGCAGACCTGTAGCGTCTATCACACCACCAAACTGAGCCGCGCGGCGCTCAAGCGCGTCGGCAAACGCTGAAAAGACATTGGCGCGGTCTGGACTGACGTTAGCCGCATTAAACGCCTGTTGGCGCAACCGAGACACAACGTTTGAAATGTCCAACGGCGCAAGCCCCTGCTCACGCAGATTGGCCGCAATTTCAGCCGCAGACCGCGCTTCTTCGCCGGCCACCGCCGCCCGATCTGCGGCTTCACCACCAAATTGTTGGGCGGCAGAAACGCGAGCGCGCTGTTTATTTATGGCTTGAGGATCAAATGTATCACCTAGATCATCCATCTGACCAAGGATTAGACTTTCATCTTCAGACTTAGCATAAATCCTACGCGCCCGCGCAGCTTCGTTGGTTGCAATTGCAGACTGTTCCGTGGCTTTGATTTCAGCAGGCAAAATTTCCAGCCGACCTACGTCTGCCTTACCCAAGTTTTCTATGCGCTGCGGTTCAGTTTCCAACCGCACTTGCTTCTTGGCTTCGGCGATATTGCCCACCGCGCCGGTTTGAGTGTCTGCACCCCTCATCTGCGCACGCATAGCGTTCTGTTCTTCAGCGCGGGCCAAAGCTACTTTCTGGAGCGGTTTGCTGGCTGCACCGCTCGACACAATGCGCGTGGCAGCAGCTAACTCCGGCGTCAGCAAGCCACGTTCAGCCAGAAACTCTGCGGTGTTTGCGCGGATGTTCTTAGGCGCGGTAGCCAATGCCTTTATGATACCTGATGATTTATCGGCAATCAAGTTGCGGATAATTTCGCCCGCGCGAACTTCGCCAACTCTGCCGCGTAGCTTATCGAACACATAGCCTAGACCGTGCTTACCTATGTTTGCAACGATAGGAAATCCGCCGCCGATCATCGCGGCGTCGGAGATATCTTGATCGGTCAACGCCGCGCCTGCCGCCGCGCCTCCTGCGCCCCCCGCAACGCGCAAACCTATGCGCTTGGCAAGCGTCGGCGCTACAGGCGCGTTAGCCCCGACAGCCGCCCGCGTCGGCGCGCGGACGCCCACGCCGCCCGACTTAACCGACTTGCCTAGTTGTTGGACAACGCGCCCTGCGGTTTTAACCGCGGGTGCCGCCGCGCCCATACGAGGGGCCACCTTTGTCGCCGCGCCACCAAGACGCGCCAACGCCGCGCCACCTCCAGACACAAGCGGGATCGTTGTTGCTACATCGCCCATACCTTTACCAAAGGAAAAAGACCCTGGGCGTTGTTGTTCCGCCTGCTGCGCGGTAGCTGCCCTAGATGCGTTATAAGATTTTGCGAGCGCATCCAGCGATTGCCGCGCTTTGCCGACGCCGGGTATGAGGTCTACCAAACGCGAGGGGTTGAAACGCTCAAGGTTTTCCCCAACCGTCTTTATGCTTTGCTCAAGCCCAGATGTTGCCGCCAACACGGGGCCGATAGCTTTGGTTGCGGCAGGTTTTTGCTGGCGCATACGGATGATTTCCGTAGCCAGCATCCGCGCGCTTTCTTCGTCACCCGCACTATCTGCGTTTAACAATGCCGTTTCAAGTTGCTTCATGGTTGGCATGGTTAGCCCCCGTATTTTTTGATTGCTTCGTCAAGCGTAATTCCGCGCTTCGTTTTAGTCTGCTTTACGGCAGCGCCGCCGCCGCCGCCGCTTTCGCCGCGAAACAAACTTTCGGCGCGCGCGTCCGCGCGGGCCATACCCTGTCGAAGAATATCTGCAAATTCACGCGCGGCTTTTACAAATTCAACTTCGCTAGTTGAACGTTTCATACGCGACATAGCGCGGGTGGCTTTTTCACCTTCAATTTCAGTGATCTGGCCGCCGCCTTTTAGCGTTTTAAACGCTTCTAAAAATGCTGTGCCTTCCATCTGTTCCATATATGCGTCAAAACCTGCGGCGTCCGTCCCGGGGATAAACCGCGCGCCGGGATAAAAAGTGCCGCCAATTACATCTTTAAAACCAGCTTGCGGCGCGCGCTTCCCAGGCACTAATTTGTCATTTACTACTTTTAAATCGCCAATCATTTGGTCAATTAAGTTTAATGTTTGTTGGCTGCCAGCTTTTGTTTTGTCGTACTCATCAAGAAAAGTTGCGTCTTTTTCAGCCCTAATTTGCGCTTTTCTAGATGTATATGCTTCGCGCGCTATTACATCTGAAGGCTTTACACCCCCGAGCGTAGCTGCTTGCGTCCGCGCAAATACTTCAGCGGGCGTTTCGCGCTTCACCCGTGCTTCCTCGCCAGTGCGTCCTAGCGGCACCATTGCCGACCCAGGCATGGGCGACTGCGTTGGGTCACGTCCAACATACTGCGTGCCAACTCTGTTAGCGATCTGCTGCGGTGCCATAGCGTTGCCGTCAGGGCGATACACGGCGCTACGCATACCACCGCCCGGTGCAACCTTGATGCCGTTCTGCGCGAGGATTGCGTCAAGGGCGTCGGGCGTAATTCGCGGGTCTAGCTGACGAAGCTGTTCAACAACATCCACGCCGATCTGGCCTGTCTGTTTTGCTTGCATCAGCGACGCCAGCAACGCAGCCTGCGGGTCTGCGCCTTGCGGCTGACCGCCGGAAGCCGATATGGGTTGAAACATACCCCCTGTCGGCGTCCGTGGCGCGGCCATCGGCTGCTCACCCGCCGCAGGCGGCAAGGTCATGGTCGTTGGTGCTACGGGCGGCGCGCCAGCCACACTGCCTGTGGTAACCTCGTCGGCGCGGGGAGCGTTGACGCCGCCCGTCGTGATTGCAAAAGCTTTGCCGCCGGGAGCAAAGTTCAAAACAGTCGATGGCGTAGGGATAGTCTTATTGATGATCTGTTCAACAGTTCCGGCCAACATAAGCTGGGTCTGTCTATTCCCAGCTATCTTTTCCGCAGACGGCAAATATGCTGCCCAATCGGGAAGCAGTTGTGCGGCCCTAGCGCGCCATGCAGCCGCCGCATCAATATTACCGGACTCAACCATACCCAAGTCATTCTTGAGCACGGAAGCCGCCTTAGAATCGCGATCCATTTGCGCAGCGGTTGCATCAGCTTCCGCTTTGGTTAGTTGAGCAGGTGCTATCGCCGCTTCGCGCGATTCCTTTTTCCCCGCTATATCTATCTGCTGCTGCGCCACCGCAGTCTGGCGATCCAACGCCTGCTGCTGGGCCATGCGGTTAGCGATCTGGCCAGCCTGCTGAATGGCAGGGGCCAAAAAGTTACCCTGCTGCGGTGCGCGGGCCTGAAGGGCGATTGCTTGATTAGCCATTGTCCGTCCTTATTATCCAGGAAGACGTATATTGAACGCGTTTGTACCCGGCAGCATATTGTTACCGCTGCCGCCCAAACTACCTGCTGGCGCGCGCTTTAGATAGTCAATTTGCGCTTGATACAGCGGGTACGACGACGCCGCCTGCCCGATGCTGCTCAATGCGCCGCCCAGCGCGTTGGCGCTGCCGACGTAGCCCGACGCACGGGCTTGCCCCGCGGCAAGCTGCGACTGCGCCTGACCTTGGCCAAGCTGCCCAGCAGCGCCGGTCAGCGTATTAGCCGACGACTGACCAGAACCCATCAGCGACTGAAGCGGGTTAAGCCGCGCGGCGCGCTCGACCTGGTAGCGGTTGAAGGCGTTACCATACTCTTGGCTGGCCAAGTCCTGCCCGAACCGCTGGATGCCCTTCAGCGTGCCGCCCGACAGAAGACCGCCCCGCGCTGCTGCCGACCGTTCTAGCGCCTTCATGCCCTCCGCTTGGCGGAAGGCGTAGCCTGGATCGGCTTGGAACTGCTCCGCTCCGAACGGCTTGGCCAGACTGCCAAACTCAGACGGCGGAGCGCCACCAGCAGGCGCAGGCGCTGATATCGGGTTCTGCGCGGCGTAGGCTTCGATGTCGTCGACGGTGTTGCCTTGGGCGTCCAGGTAAAAAGACTGCGGTGCAGAACCAAAGATGCTGGGGATGTTGATCTCGCGCAAACCATAGGCTTGCGGGTTTTGGCGAACATCTACCGGCGCTCCTGCCGCAGAAGGCGGTGCGCCCAACCCAAGCAAGTTCATAATCTGCGCCTGCGCGGTTAGCCCGCCTTGGCGAAACGGCTCTTGCAGTTGAACTTGCCGCTCAAACGCGCGCTCCTGCGATAGTTGCGCCTGTTCCGCGGCCTGCGCCTGCGTCGCGGCGGCTTTCTTAGCGCCGCTCGACGCAATCAAACTTCCACCGATAGCACCGGCTGCGCCGATCCCTGCTCCGATAGTCGCCGCGCCTGCCGAAGTGGCCGCAAAAGCTGCGATAGGTGCTAAGATAGGCATTGACTAAACTCCAAACCAAAAATCTTGTATGGTTTTCCAAATAGCTCTACTTCTTCACCTGTCGGCTTCAGACCCGCGCGGCGCGTATAGACCTCGACGTTCTTCTGATCCGACGGAACTTTAGTCCATACTCTACTGTCGCCGTTTTTGCGCGCAAAATCAAGTAAAGCCTGCGCGGCATCGCGCGCCCATGCGCCGCGGCCCTCCGGCAAGATAAACGTGTGAATTTCATGGACGCCAGGTGTTGTCTGGGTAAGCCCAAACCCGCCGTGTTCACCCATCAAAAACCAGTTATCGGTGTCCTCGACCAGAGGTGTTACATCAGCAAAAGAGTCACCCGGCCCAACATACGGGCGCACCGAGGGGTGGTTTACCACCTCGTTGATGCGCGCCGTATCAAAAGACCGCTCTAACATCAGCTAACCAGACGCCCCGAGGCGCGGATGTTGATGGCCGACGCCGTGCCAGCGATTGTGGAGATGAAGCCATTGTTGGGCAGGACGTGGCCGACTAGTTCTGGAAAGGTGTACGTCTCGCCAGCCTGGAGCGTCTTGGTCTTGACAATCAAGTTGTCATTGCCCGCGCTGCCCGCAGCCGTGATCAGGTTGACGCTGATCGTCGCTGGCGACGCCGAGTAGTTCGTCGCCGTAAACTTGTCGATGATCGTCTGCACACCGCTCGACGTGTACTGCGTGACCTGCGTAGCCTCCGCCGTCTTGGCGGGGATGATATTGCTGATGTTCACGGCCATATTGGGTTCCTACTGCTCAGTCTGCGTAACGGCCAATATAACAGCAGGGGCTGCTGGTGCAAAGGCCGTCGCAGCAACGGTTGCGATGCTGACGTTAGTGCTATCCGCCGCGTACATGACTTCGATGAAATCGCCAGCAAGGAGCGAATTTACTTCGTTCAGCGTCACAACCAGATAGCCGTTGTTCAGGGTAATCGACGCAACCCGCGCGGAATTGGGGAAGTCGGTCGTGCCATTCTTACGAAGCCAAACCCAGATAGATTTTTGGGATGAATTGGTGGAAGTGATCTGCACCGATGCAGCGATATTATAGAGACCGGCCTGCGCTACCACCACCTCAGACAGCGGCGAACCCAGCGATACGCCGTTGGCAATCTCTGTATTCGTAAGCAGCAACGGATACGCCGTATTAATTGCTGCGGGTGTCTGCGTGTCCAGCTTGGTAAACTCGCCGTAGTAAATCTGCTGCTCAATTGTCGGGCGCACAAAGATCACGCCGTCGGTGGCACCGACTTGCAACACCGCCGCAATCGGCACGACGTTGTTAGGCGCGGTCGGCTTGACGTTGGTAAGCCCGCCTGCAACCGTTGGCGAAGCGTAAAGGATGTCCCCCAGCGTAAACCCACTGGTGTCAACATTGCGAACAAAGCCCCAGACAGTGCAGTAGCCCTTGTCGCCAGAGTCTGGCAAATCGTGCGTCATCACACCGACGACATAGAGTGTGTTGGTTGCGCCGTTGGCAAGGTAGGGGGAGACCGACAGGGCGCTGTCAGGCACAGCCCCTGTGAAGCCGACAACCGTGCCATTGGGGATTGTCACGCCGGTAAAGTTGGCTACCCGCGCGTAGGTCTCCAACCCAATCTGCTGAACGACATCATACTCCATGCCCAAGTTCGCCGTTTGGTCAGTGTCGTTCCACGCCAGCCT